CCTCATCTCATGAATATCCTCAAGAAGGCAGACCGCAAGCTCATCACGTTCAGGCGCAACCTCCGAGGCATGGACAGCAGCACCATCAACATGCTGCTGGACGACTACTACGACTCTCCTGGTGAGACCTTCACTGCGGACGAGTACAAGATCCTGCTTGCCGAGGCACGGTTCAGGCGGCTGATCTAGTGGCAGGACCTGGAATCCTCAGGGTAAAGTTCTTCCTGACCAACAGTCGAGTGGCAACAGCAAGCTACCAGAACGGGACTGAGCTGCAGCTCAGGCAGCAGCTCTTCACCAATGTCACCATTCCGACCGACATCGGTCCGGTACTGGTGAAGGAGATCCTGAACTACCAGATCGTGAACGTGGACGGAGGCAACACGTGACACCGTACGGCCCAGAGTCCGGAGTGTTCGATGCGCCGGAGTATCCTGAACAGCTTGAGTTCGACCTGAATCCGCAGGAGTTCGCCGCCCATGCGGCGGCGTACGGAGAGCCAACAGGGGAGCTGACCCAGGAGACCGGTTGGATCACCTGGGATGAGATCGGTAGGCAGTTCGGCCTGACCAAGGAGGACTTCAACCAGGACGAAGAGACCATGAGCAAGGCGGCGGACGAGTGAGCAGCGAGAGGGGTTGCACGCTGCACGCCGATGGATGTAAGTGCTACGCAATGTGGGGCATCATCTGGCTCGTTCAGTCCGAGAGTCAGCGCCGTGATGCTCACGGCTGGGCAACCTACAGCACCCTCAAGGTTGCCGAGCGAGCTCGAGGCGAGGACAGAGTGTCCATCACCTTGTTCCATGACGGAACCTGGAAGCATGGACTGCATGAAGTGAAGTAGTAGAAACACAAATGAAGCCCCATCCCAGGAGTAGTGGGATGGGGCTTCATTATTCTGTGGATCCTAGTACGCGGTCAGCGTGAACCAGTTGGTACCGTCGGTGATGAACTGCTTCGCGTGGGCAGCACCGGTGGCCAGGGTGGTGTTCGCACCACCGTCAATGGTACCGGTCGCCGGGGTGATGGTGACAGTCTGAGCGGAGGCGTCCTTGTAGACAGTATAGGGACGGCCGGGCTGGACAGTCGCAGCACTCGGCAGGGTAACCGCAGTGGCACCAGTCAGAGCCGCCAGAAGCAGGACGTAGTCGTTCTGGGTGAGGACGTTGGTAGTCGCTGCGCTGGTGCGCAGCGTTTCGGAAGTGTTGTCAAGACCCGACATGGGTCACTCCTTTACTTTGAGCCAGGCATCTACCTTGGCATCAACGGTGGGGATCTGCATGATCCGTGTGATTGTCCCCGCTACCGCGAGGATTGCCGCGCTGACACCGGCAGTCGTACTGACTCCCAGCTTGGCCGCGAGTTCTGGCGCAACAGGTGCCAGACCGATCAGGGTCGCTAGTACGGAACGGGCAACCTTCGCCCAGGTTGTTTTCAATTCGCTTCACCATGCGCCAATCGGGATGAGACGGTCGACCTCCTGTGCAACCGAGAGGTTGATTGTACCAGTGATTGTCATACCGAACAGCAGTTGCAGGCCACGAATGGCCTGCCTTGTGGGCTCATCCATCCTGCCCGTCTCCTCGCAGTGCAGTACCCGCTGCACGTGCTTGACGGCATCGATGTCGAACTCCCTGGTCGGAGACTGGATGATCTCCTTCTTGAACCACGGGCAGTCCGTACTCATACGCCCACCTTCTCTGCGATCCTGGTGACGATGGCCTTGACTTCCGCGACCTCGGACCTCTGAGTGACCATGTCCTTGAGGACTTCGAGCTGCAGTTCCATGCGTGCTATCTGCTCGGCCTGTCCATTGTTCTGGTTCTCCAGGAAGTCAACCTTGGACTGCAGTAGCTGGTTAATGCTGGCGTGTCCTTGCAGGGCTTGAGCCCTGCCAGCGATGATGCCTCCGACCAGCGAAGCGACAGCTGCCACGACCAGGATGACATACCCTGTGATGTTCTCGAACATCAATCCACCTGCTGTCCGACGGTAGCAGGGATCGGTGGGACGTCGTCAGCGACGGTCCTCATGTTGATCTTCAAGTAGCCACCGTAGTTCTCCTGGTTCGGTCCAGGCGGAGCCATCATCACGAACTGGTAGGTGTCGATCACTACTGATGTCGACACGTTGTTGATGAGGTCCTGGAAGTTGACAGTGTCACCGCGCTGGCACATCAGGCGTATCTGATTGAGAGTATCCAGTGCGTACAGGTCACCGCCTATGCGGTTCCCAGCCTTGTCCTGCTGGTTGTTGAAGCAAAGGAACCACTTGCTCAAGGTCCTCTGCTTTGTCTCGCCGGGAAGTGCCTTGATCTGCCAGCCGTTCATGCTGGCACCCTGCGAAGGTGCAGTGGTGGAGGCGAACAGGTAGAACTTCAGCTGGATGTAGTCCTGCTGCCCGTACGGATACGTGATCGATACGTCGGTGACTTCCGGGGAGATGGCATTGGTGTAGGTGATGTACGGCGTCTCACCGCCACCAGCATCCAGTACCGACACCGACAGGGAACCTTCGAGTGGAGGAGTCCTGATTGAGAAGTACTTGAACAGCTTCGGTGCGAGGGTGTTGAACCGGCACCGGCCGGTCTGCAGGTATCCCTCACTGACCAGGTTGGTGGCATGCTCGACCCACAGTGTGCCCTGGATGACATTGCTGGGGATCAGGCTCGTGTAGAGCACTCGCCCAGACTGCGTGACTGCCACATCCCAGACCGGTTCAGCCGTCCCGCTGTTGTACGTCCACCTGGTCCAGGCGTTCGTAGTGAAGCCGGTGACGTTGTCAGTATTGACAGTGCCTAGGTCGATGGCGAAGGTGCCCCAGGCACCGTCGTGCTGCGGGAGGTAGCTGTACGTTCCGATCACGGCAACCGTGCCATAGAAGGCGATACCCTTGCAGCCGTTGGTCTGCCCGACCTTCTTCGGGAAGTTGAAGTTCAGCGGGCTATAGGACAGTCCGGTGGCAGACACACTCGCGACACGGGCTCCCTGGTCGGTCGCCAGGATCAGGTAGGTACCGACATAGAAGGCTATGTCGTTGATCTGCTCCCCGGCAGGGAGCACTGCTATCTGCTCAAGGCCGTTGATCAGGGTGACCGGAGTGGTGGCGTAGGTCGTCTTGTAGACATACCCGCAGTACCCGTCGTTGGCTGAGACGTAGACAGCGTCAGGCCCCTCGGTCATCGAGGTGATGACCTGCCCCTGCGGTGCGACAGCAACCGGGGTGGGAAGGGCAGTGCGGGATCCGGTGGTGTTGAGCTGGTACAGGTTGTTCCCGGAGGACAGCAGGAGCTGTCCCTTGGCGAACTTGATGACCTTCATATTGTGCAGGCCGTCACCGGCATAGATGTTCGTGGTGATACCGGCTTCGGTGCACGACCAGACTCCGTCGTCACCAGTGGCGAACTGGTCCTGGTACACGAAGATCTCATTGCCACCCTGCGCTCCACCACCGAGGTACGCTATTCCCCCGGTGATCCCGAAGTCGTGGCCTGTCTCTGTCGGCAGGACGGCGGTGCCGTTCAAGGTGATGTCCGCGACCCCTACGGTCGCGTTGTAGATCGAGTGTCCTCGTGCGATGAAGACATTGTCTCCACCAGTGGAACTGTTGAAAGTCTGGAGGAATGCGTTGTACGAGAATCCCTGGTCGAGACCAGTTGGTAGCACTGCCGAAGGATTCGCCTGCCTTAGCAGGCTGATCTGGCTGTAGTCAGTGAAAGGGTCGATACCCAGTGAAGTCTCATACCTGGTGTTCTTCGTGATCAGGTACGTATCCTGAGTGTCGGGGTCCTGGTAGACAATCCCAGCTCCACCGTTGAACTCCGACTGGGACCGAAGCCACCACTGATTGAGCGAGTACTCGCCAGGGTCCTTGTAGCTGTCGAACTGCTGCTTGCGCTGGTCCACTGGTGATTCGACGTCAGGCTTCTGGTCGTCGGTAGCGGACAGCAGGGGCACTCCTCCGAGTGCCCAGTCAAAGATGTTGCTCTGCAACTGGTAGTTGCCTGAGGACAGACCGACCCGACCAGATATCTTCTGGGGGATTCGGTTGACCATGGAGTAAAAGCCCATGCCGCCCCCTCAGACGATTCGGGTTGCCCTGATGTACGATCCCTGCATGACGGTGGTAGCAGTAGCGTTGCTGGTGTTCTGTGCCCAGTAGAAGGTGAGCGACCCGAATGCCGATACGACCACGGTTCCGTTGACACGCATACCGATGAGCGACGGAGTACCGAACGTGCCCGACGTCAGGGTCGTACCGACTGCTGCGGATACGACAGCAGGCTGCAGAGTGGATCCGGCAACGGCAGGGGCAAGGAGCTGCAACAGGCTATTGGTCAGAGTGCCAGTGAACTGGAACTGGTACTTGATGTCCGAGGATCCGTTGGCACCGTTGTAGAAGATGATCCCGTCAATGGCATACGTGCCTGGCACTCCGAGTGGAATCGTCAGGAACGTGTCGGCAGTCAGTGTGGTGTTGCTGGTCCGGGTGGTGTTGGAAGTGGAGTAGCCCACCCAGTTGCCGTTGATGGGACCGTTGTTGATGATCCCACCACTGGGCAGGATACCGAACAGCTGAGTCGAGTTGACTTCGAACGAGGCAAGGTTGGCAGACTGCCCAGTCGGAGCATTGACGGTCAGCGGCACCGCAGTGGTGGTGCTGTTGGTGACTGCAATGCCACCAGTGTTCTGTACGGCGAACGCCAGATTGCCACTGGGTGCATAGAAGTCGGCCACATCGGTGGCCGAACCTGTGGGTGCCGTGACGGTGAGCGGAGTCGTGACAGTGTTCAGTGCCTTCACAAGGGTGTTGCCTTCGGCCTGAACGCCGAAGGCAAGGTTGCCGTTGTTGCGCAGGGCCAGCAGGAACTGTGCGGCAGTCGGAGCAGTGGGGTTGATCGAGACAAGGTCGACGTTGGTTGCCGTGTCAACCGGCGAGATCACCACGTCGCCGACAGGGTTGACTGCGATCAGACCAGTGCTTGCGGCATTCTCGACATAGATCAGGTCTGCAGTCTGACCGGTCAGCCCCTGTACCGTCAGGGTTGTGGCACCCACGCCACTCGAAGGACCGATGACCATGTTCGGAATCGGACCGTTGATGACAGGGTCGACAAGGGTCTTGTTGGTCAGCGTCTGCACATCGGTCGTACCGACAACATCGGAGATGCTGACGATGCCGTGTACACCGTTGTCAGTATTGACATGGGTATCGTACTCGGTGAAGTCACGGGCACTGGAGACGTGCCTGACGTTCGCACCCAGGGCATGCGCGGCAGCGGATGTGGAGTCGACAGCCCGAGTCACATTGACGTTGAGGCCAGCGGCCGAAGTGACATCGCACAGCTCTTCCAGGCTGGTGCCGTAGTCGAGTGCGATCGTGTACGGGTAGTTGATCGGGTAGCCGGTGAGGCTTTCCAGTGGAATGGTGGTTGCTGTATTGGAGATGGCAGAGGTCAGAGTGGTCGGCTCTGCCACCGAGGAGAAGTATCGGCTCTGGCCCATGTAAATCCTTAGGAAGAGAAGGTCTGGTATTCGGGGTAGAGCCGACGGATGTAGTCCTGCTCTTCCTGGAGCCGCCTGTAGTACAGGTTCCAGAAGTAGTTCGCCGCATTGGTGGCCGACCCTGCGGGGACCAGCGGTCCACGCTCGGTGGATTCCACTGCCTTCTGCTGGAGACGGGCAGGCTCATAGCCTGCCAGCACGCGGGCAGCAGTGCCGTACACGACACAGTCGGAGGACCGCTCAAAGAAGCCGGTAGTGGCAGCGTACTCGTCGGTCATGTTGACCAGGGTGTTCGGAGGCTGGACTGTAACGACATGCACTGCCCGTCCGGGGACGATGAAGTCCATGATCTGCAGGGTCTTGCCGGTCACCGAAGCATTGTTGCCATCGGATGTGGTACTTGCCTGGGGATTGAATCGCCAGGTCTGGGACGGGAACCATACACGGGAAGGGCCGATGGTGTCGGCCGTCACACGGTAGACCTGGTCAGTCGTGGCAGGAAGGTCGAACTCGTACCGAGCCGCCACCTTCGGGAAGTCGTACTGCGCGAAGACCGGCAGACTCGGGTACATCGCCACGATGGTGTTGTTGATCTCACGCTGGATGGCACTGCGGGGAAAGTCAGGGTCAGCTGTGACAAGTGCATTGGTGCTGTGAGTCGTGGCGGTCGTACCGAAGATGCCACGGCCGTTGGTTCCAGCGGCAACGGTCACGAGACCGTTGTTCACGTTGTAGCTGGTGACGTACATCAGCTCGTTGTCGATCTCGTTCACACCACGAGAGATCGAGGTGACGGTTCCAGGGTCGACGGTGAAGGTCGTGTCCGTAGCCGCCATCGGAGCAGTCAGCCAGGAGAACTGGTCCTGGTTCTTGGTGTAGCCCATGAGGAGCTGCTTGACCGCATCAGTCAGGCCCTCATATGTGATGGTAGTCACGGATCACCTGTCCTAGTAGCTACCGGATGCGGCGGCGCATACGCCGCTTGCCCCGTTGAAGTTGAGCTTGAGAGTCGCAGCCTCGGAGGCTGCGGATACCACCGTGACCGGTACGACCACTGAGTTGCTGTTGGATGTGCCCAGCAGACTCAGGAGATTGATGGCCGGAGCGGCAACGGCCACCTGAGCCATGACATCGCCAGGCGAGTAGAAGGCGAGTCCGCCTTCGACCGTGACAGACGGATAGTTGACCGAGGCCGAACCGCCAGTGAGGCCGTTCTGTGCGGCCGACAGGGTGATGGTCCCCTGGAAGAACGCCTCGCCAGCCGGGATGGTGAGAACGGTTCCACCGTCAGTAGTGGAGCTGCCAGCGATGTACGTTCCCATTAGGCAATCCTCGTCGCAGTGATGGTCGCCATGTACTCGGTGCCGCCAGTTGCATTGTTCACGGCAGTGACAGTCATGGCTGTGGCACCAGTGGTGAAGTAGACCTGTCCGACGTAGCACCAGCCGTTACCGGCATTGGTGGGGATTGTCAGGCGAGTGGTCTGACCGTTGGCAGTGAAGGCCATGTTGCCCTCATCGGCTGCGGCATTGCCCGACAGGTTGCCCCAGATGTTGACGAGGTACAGTCCGTTTCCGAGGGATCCGGAAGCGATGGTGCAGATAGTCGTACCGGCCGTAGGGGCCGATACCGGGGCGGAGTTGGTGGAGAGCGACTGCGCTAAGAACGGGGTCGTCACCTGAGTGGCAGGGAAGTTGGAGACGGAGACGGATCCACCAGCACCACTGCCGATGTTGGTTCCGTCAGGATTGACGGCACGTACGATCATGCCTGGGGACTGTGTCATACGCTGATACTCTCAATCACGTTCTCGGAATCGAAAGCCTTGCCGGTTCGCTGGGAGATCTCCATGGCATCACTGACCTTCTGCATGGTCGTACCGGAAGGATTGACACCCTGGCGCTTCGCATCACGGTAGGCATCCAGCTCAGCATCCCAGGCCTTCGAGGCCTGGAGGTTGGCGATAGGCGCGACCTGAAGTCGCGCAGCCCTGGCACACTCACCCCAGGTGGAGTGATCCTTGGTCGAGCATCCACTACGGCACATCATGCCTCGCAATCGAAGCATTCGCCCACATCACCATCTGGTCCAGGCTGTTGACTGCCATGGTCAGCTCCTGCGACGGAGGACAGATGTTGCCCAGTAGCACGGCCAGAAGCCGTGCCCGGTTACGGATCTCCTCATATAGCGGGATCTGGTCCGGGGTAGGTGCATGATAGGTGAAGCGGTCGGCGATCCTGAGATGGTCAGTCATTGTCGCCTACCGAGTTGGTAGCGTAGATTCCCTGACGCTTCGGGTCGTGCTGGGATCCGAGCACAGCCTCACAGTGCATGTCGATGACACGCTGCAGGCCGGTCTCAAGGATGCCCTTCTCGTTGTACTGGATCAGAGTCGTATTGCCACCAGGACCATTGCCGTAGCAGCACATGCAACCACAGTCAGGACCACAGCTGCAATTGCCAGGCGTGCAGCCGCACGCCGGAGATGTCGGAGTCTTCGCGACATCGATGATCTGATTCGGGGCATCGTACATCCCACGCTCGTAGCCCATGGCATTGCCGTTGGAGAGTGCCATCACTTGCCCTTCTTCCCGCTTGCCTTCTTCTTGCCAGCGGCAGCCATCTTGGACATCTTGGCATTGCCGTATTTGGCTCGACCGGCAGCCGCAGCAATCGCAGCTCCCTTCTCTCCACCCCCGGCAGCCTTGGCTACGGCCGCGAAACGGCCGCCCTGACCGAGCGGTGCATCCTTGTTGGGCTTAGCCATTGAGTCTTCCCAGCCTTTCATACTTCTCTTCAGTGGAATGACCATCCCACTGCACGCCAGGAACGACGGCTAGGTGGCCAAAGAGGTCTAGGTCATCTGGACTGACGTGCCAGGAAAGCTGACCTTCTGGAGTCTGCACATACAGCACCGGCCAGTCGGGTTCGCTTGGATCCGAATGGCTCAGCCTCGAAGGGTAGACCTTCGACAGGAATGATGTAAGGTGTGCTCGCTCGCGGTAGATGTCCATCACGTAACCAATGTGAAGTTGGCCGAAGTGATTGCACCACTAGAGCCAGCGATGAGTTGTGCCATGTCAGTGGAAGACACGATGTAGTTATATCCGCCCTGGTAGTACCTGAGTCCATTGGGCTGGATCACGGTCGGGGCTCCAGGCCCCGTACCTGTGTAGTTCAGTACATCCGTGTAGGATTCATACCGGCCGATCTCGAACACATTCGGAGAGACTTCAAGGACGCTCTCAGCCCTATTCATCCTGTACCGCTCCATCAGCGGCGACCACGCGAAAGGGGCCTCCGACACAGTCGGAGTAGCAAAGTAGTACTCGGACATCGGAGGCCCCAATCACTTGGTTATCAGGTGGTGTTCTGGATCGAGCTGGTGGTCTGCTCGATGATCAGAGACTGCGGACGGTAGAGCGACCAACCCGCAACGCCGTACCAGCCGAGAGGCTGGAACCGGGTCAGCTTGTCAACGACCGGGCCACGGATGGTGTGGAACTCTTCAGCAACCGCCTCGGCCAGGGCCTGCTGGCCCATGAGGTAGGTGTTGAAGACTCGAGTCGGAGTCGTGCCAGTGTTCAGGGTGTTGAGGCATCGAGGGGTCTCGATGTACGCAGCACCTTCGTACTCACCGATCTCGCCAGCCCAGATGTTGTCAGCAGAGCTGTACGACATCGGGATACGCCAACCGTTGTTACCGGTCTCGGACCGCAGGTCGAGGGAGACCTCCGGGTGGATGTACCGGGTGTAGAGCGTCCCCTTGTTCGGGTGGACGAACTGGCTGCGGAGCTTCGCGACACCCATGCGGGCGATGTCGGAACCGTAGATGTCGAACGGCTGAACGCCGTTGACAGTGCCAGTGTTGTACAACGGCGCAGCAAGCGCCGCGAACGAGGCGGAACCGTTACGCCGGATGGTCTGAGTACCACCGGCGAGGACGTTCTGAACGATCAGGTCGACAGAGTCGACAAGGTTCCACGCAACCTGGTTGACGAGACCAGCGGTCACGTCAGTGAAGCTGAACAGGTCCAGCTTGTTGGACACCAGGATGGCGTTGCCGTACTCGTTCAGAGTGACGGACACAGTGGTGGGCTGACCGGCCGCGACAGCGTCCGGGTCCACCAGTTCATTGAGGGGCGTGATCTGCTGCGCCAGGTCGGCGTACAGCTCGAAGACCACACTGGAACCGGGCATAGCCTGCTGCACGGGGCGCTTGTCCGCTGCCTGACGGAACATGGGCTGAGCACGCAGTGCGAACTCAAGAGCCCTGTCGTAGGTAGTCTGGACAAGGTTGCTCATTGCAGCGGTGCCCGTAAAGGCGTTCGCCGTAAGATCAGATCCTTATGGAGGGAGCGCTAAGGCGCTCGATTAACGGAGATTCTGGAATTGGGCGATCAGCTCCTGGACATTGGTTGCCTGGTTGATCCCGCGCTGCACGTCTTCGATACCGGTTGACTGCCGTCCTTCGCTACCAGCCTGAGAAAGCTGCTGGTACTGGAGCTGCTGTTCCTGTGTAAGGATTGGTGCCGAGGGGACGACCGGCTCACCGGTGCCCTGCTGGTTCTGCTCGCCCTGGATTCCGAAGGCGGACTTGATGTCAGTGACCCAAGACTTGATAGCCTCCGGGTCGGCATCGCCCTTGTACAGCGAAGCCGCTGCCTTGGGGACGCCTAGTTCGTCAAGCACAGAAGAAACCGTGGTCTGCTTGAGCTGGCCCTGCACGTCTGCGAGTGCCTTCTGAAGTTCCTGGTTCTGCTTCTGGACGTTCTCAGCCCAACTGCGAAGGCCGTTGTTGGTGTTTCCTTCGAACGGGTTGGTGTCGTCGTTGCCGAACATATCAGTCATGTGACTGTGCTCCCAGTTTCTGTTTCAGTTAATCGAACGCCGATCGTGAACCCTGGGGAGAATTCACTAAAGCTCGTTCTACCGGTCTATGATACGTAGAAAAGGGCCGGTCGATCTATCTACGAGTAGCGGGAGTGGGAATCGAACCCACACATTGGCCCAGACTCTAGGCCTGGCGTCTCTTCCATTTGGACTATCCCGCGAGTCTTGTTACGCCAGTTGCCCGCCCCCATGGCGGGCCAGACCCTGTGCAGCGCCACCGGATACACCGGAGACATTGGCCCTCGCCCATGAGGCGAGGCGGCTCTGGAGCTGGGCAGAGTTGATGTCATTCCCAGTACCAGCCGTACCGGCACCAGGCTGGAACACTGCCTGCTCTTCATTGCCGTATGTGTAGTTCTGACCGAACTGCTGGCCTAGCTGCTGGAACGTGTTGAACTCCTGGGAGATCTGACTGTATCCCTGGGCCGCCTGAGCCTGGGTGAATCCGGCCTGGGCCAGTTGGGTGGCATATCCCTGGTCGAAGGTCAGTCCCCGCTGGAGTGCCTCGCTGCCGATGGCAGCGGTATTGGCCTGCTGCTGGAGGATAGGGAGAGCCTTGGTCGGATCCAGGAAGTAGGCAGTCATATCTCCCTGGCTCAGTCCCATCTGGTTGAGTGCTGCCGTATAGCTTGGCGACGCCGTAAGCGTCGCTTGACTGGCCAGCTGGACTCGGGACTGCAGTTCACTGGCTGACATGTTGTTGCCGATGAACTGGGTGAAGTCGGACGGACTGTCGTAGAATCCTGCGGGCAGTCCTGCTGCCCGCTCCACTGCCTGGTAGCTCTGCTCAGCAGAGAGGTAGTCGGCCGGGGAGAGAACGGAGAGTCCGTTCTGCTGCCTGATGGCATTGCCTGCGAACCTCTGCTGGTACTCAGGAGTCTGCTGGAGTAGGACTGTGATCGTGTCGGATCCGTAGCCCTGCTGCACATAGCTCAGAATGGTCGGTGCCAGGCTCGCCAGGCCGTAGCTGGTGAATAGTGCCAGCAGGCTTGTGTAGGCGTCCCTGTTGGCCCCTGTGAGGTCCGTGGCAGCGGCACTGGAGGAGGACGTGGAAGGCGCTGGTGTAGTCATCAGAAGGCCTTCCCGAAGTCCTGTAGCACCTGGTGTGCTACGGTATAGAGACTGTCACGTGCATTGTTGGTCTGCATCCACCTGGGATCGGACCTGAGGTCGTTCTCGAACGACCACAAGGGCTGGCCCGGAGCACCGGGCGTGCCCGTAGCCGTCAGTGCCTTCTGGATGGTGGGATCGAACGCACTGATCGAGCTGGGATTCAACTCAAGGATCGTACCCATCTGCTGAATGTACGGACTGGCCAGGTCCTGCACTGTCTGTCCGCCGTTGATCTGCTGGGCGAACTGGCTGTACTTGGATACAGCAAGCTGCTTCAAGGCAGCTTGCACATCGGTGAAGGTGCTGGTTCCCTGCTCGATTCCACGGATCATGTTCTGGTACCAGGGATTCGAGGCGGTCACACCCATCGAGTAGGCGTACTGCAGTGCGTTGTTGTACTGCGTCTCTGCATCCCCGGACATCCGTCCACCCGTCAGGGTGACGTACTGGCCAGCGAAGTACTGGGCCTGCTGGTCGGACCAGCCCTTGGCTGCGATGTTGTACGACAGTGTCGACAGGATCGACTTCATCTGTGCGGCCGGGACGTTCACACCAGTACTGGCCAGCAACTGCTGAGCCTTGACATTCGCTGCGGCCATCTGCTGGTTGGCTTCTGCTGGATCCGTAGCAGCCAGCGTGATGAACTTGCGCTCTGCGGCATCGTGAGTCTTCCACCAGTTGGTAGTCATCAGCGTTGCCTGGAACTTGTCGTTGCTCCACTGGCCGGTGACGGCCTCGTTGAAGATTGTCTTCAGCTCAGGGTTGGCATTCAGGAACGCCTCAGTAAACCCGTACTGTTCCGCCAGTGTTGCCGGATCGATGCTGGCTGGGGTAGTCGTACCACCACCTCCAGCATTGTCGGTACTACTCGTTGTGGTTACCGGCTGACCGGCATTCGACAGAATGGTGCTGGCATAACCAGCACCAGCACCCAGGTTGCCCGGTCCCGCATTGTAGGCCTCTAGTGCCTTCTGTATGCTGCCACCCTCTTGGTGCAGCAGTTGGCCCATGTAGGCAGTGTAGGCATTGAAGGCATCCCCGACATTGAACGGGGAGCCGTATCCGACTTCGGCGAAAGTGCCAGGCATGAACTGGGCAATGCCTTCAGCTCCAGCGGGGGACACGGCATTCGGATTGAAGCCGGACTCCTCGTTGATCTGAGCTGCGACAATCGATGCGGAGATGCCCAACGCCGCTGCGGCGGCGTTCACATACGGCTGGTACTCAGCTGGGACGTTCGTCAAGAAGCAACCCCCAGATTCTGGAGTACCTGGTGCCCTATCGCCATAGTGCTGTCACGTGCATTGTTGGTCTGCTGCCACTGCGGAGACTGTCTGACCATGTTCTCGAAGTCGGACTGTGTCATACCGTTCGGCTGGCCTTGTGCGTTCGTGCCGTTCAGCGCCTGCCGGATCATCGGAGTATTCAGACTGTAGCTGGTATCCGGCTGCTCCAGCAGCTGGGATGCTGTCTGGATGTACGGCTGTGCGATGTCGTTCATCGTCGCACCACCATTGATCTGCTCCTCGTACGCGGGGAACGTACTGATGGCAGTCTGACGGATCTGGGCCTCGGCATCGTCCTGGGTCATGAGCCCCTTGGCGATGAGCTGTGCCTGGTTCTTGACTGCCTGGTCAGAAAGGTTGACTCCCTGACTGTAGGCATACTGCTGAACGGTGTGCTGGAATGCTCCTGCGGCACCCCCGAGGGTGCCGTTGTTCTGGAAGTTCACATAGCTTCCGAGCATCTCTTCAAGCTGGCCATTGTCAAGGTTCGCCTTGATGGCAGTGTTGACGATGTTCCCCATCTGGGATGCGGGAATGGCAGCACCCATAGCCTTGGCCATCTGGGTGATCTGCACGTTCATCGCCAGGACCTGGGCATTCCACTGGGCAGGGTCGGTCTGCTGGGTGACGAGTGCCTGCTTGGCGGTGTCGCTATTGTCCTTCCACCAGTTCGTATTCTGCAGTGCAGCCTGGAACTGTGCGGTACTCCAGGTTCCGGCGACAGCCTCACTGAACACGTTCTTCAGATCCGGGTTGCTGTTGAGGAACGCGTAGGACCAGCCGTACTGCGCTGCCAGCTCCTGGGGGTCCAACTTCGGAGCCACGGCGGCTCCGCCTGTGTAGTTGAAGTTGACGCCAGAGCCTGAGCCGTTGACGCCAGCGATCTGGCGTCCACCAACGAACCTGGACATGTAGTAGTCGTTGGCCATGCTGGTGACGCGAACGGCTTCACCTGGCTTCGGAGCTTCCAGGATGTTGCCGTTCCCCACATAGATGGCGACATGGTCGGGACTGTCGGTACCAGGACTGGCACTGAAGAAGACAAGGTCACCGACCTGCAACTTGTCGGACGCTACAGGCGTCCCGACACCTATCTGGTCGTAGGTGGTCCGGGGCAGGTTGATCCCGAAGTTCTTGAACACCTGCTGGACCAGGCCACTGCAGTCGACACCGGAAGTGAGGCTGTTGCCTCCCCAGACATACGGCGTCCCCTCGAACTGCTCACCGTAGCTGACGATGTCCTGTGCTGAGATTCCTGATGGAGTAGTCATCAGAGCGGGTTCCCACTCAACAGTGACTGCAGTGCGCCCATGTAGGTTGTCGCAGCCTGGTAGTTGGCATACTCAGAGGTGCCACGGATGTTCTGCTCCGCGATGTTCTGAGCACCAGTGGAGCTGACACCACCAGTAGACTTCAGAGTATCCTGCGATACCACGAAGCCTTCAGGGTTGTACTCCTTCTGGACCGTGGAGATGGTCGGGTTGGCAGTCTCGACCTGGTTCAGGTTGGCATGGAAGGCAGCTTCCTCATCAGCAGTGGGTGCCCTGCCCAGCAGCGACTGCGCTGCTGATACGAAGATAGCATTGGCATCCTGCTGAGAAGTCAGGGTGACGTTGCTGACGTCCTTCGTGACAGTCTTGTTGTCTTTCCCGATACCGCCGGAGTTACTGGAGATGTCCTTTGCGAGGACATCCCAGGGCGTGACAGCCTGACCAGCCTGGGCATAGTTGGCTGCCTGCTGAACCAGGCCGCTCCATGCCGTTGCAAGCTGGGCATCAGTTGCCGTGTAGGCCGTACTGTCAACCAGTGCGTACTGAGCCCTGAACTCGTTCTGCTGCGCCTGGGTCCACTGGTAGTACATGTTGTCAGCGGCCTGCTGGTTGACCACGACAGGAGCGCCAGCCTTGCTCCCCACGGTCGCGCCGGGGAGAGTGAAGGTGGCACCAGGATCATAGATCCCGTAGGTCTGGGTCTTGCCGCTGAGGGTGGCACCCAGGCCGGTCTGCTGGAATCCAGGGAGCTGGCTCTGACTCCCCGGCCCAGCCCCTTGGGGCTGACTCTGTGTCGTACCGAAGTAGATGTTCCCACCAGCGGAGCTGGTGAATGCTCCGACATTGCCAGTCAGGGTCTGCGGTGCGGTGTTGGCGGCAGCCACGGTGGCCTGCGCCTGCTGGGCCTGCGCCTGAGCGGTAGGAGCAAGACCGGCGGTCTGCTCCGGTGACGGTGTGGTCATGTCTGCTCCTAACCGTTCAGGGCATTGGCTTGTGCCACTTCATTGGGGTTCGGCACATTAGTGCCGTCGTACACGTCGAACAGGTCACCGGTAAGATACCTGTCATACAGCGTCTGAAACGCCGTATTGGACTGAATGATGTTCATCACCGACTGCTGGAAGTACGCCTTGAGGTCCTGATTGGACTTGGCATTGATGTCGCCAGATCCAGAACCCAGAGCCTTCTTTAGTGTCGGAGGATACTCAGCGCCTGAGCGCTGAGCGAGTGCACCCTGTACGGTCGCCCTGTATCCCAGGTATGCCTGAAGGCCCTGGATATCCTTGCGCCCACTCAGCTCCTTGGCGGTTGAGATGTCAAGGAGTGCGAGGGCGTTGGCATTCTGCTTCGACGGATCGTAGTCGTCGTAGGCTGCGGTCCAACTGGCATTGTAGAAGTTGTTCGGCGTGACACCGTCAGGCATAGTAGCCGAGCTGAGAACCTTCACGAACGCCTGCTTCTGTGCGAGCAGATCCTCGGCACCCTTGTCGTTGAACGTTGTGAGTCCACGGTTGTAGAGCTGGGCAGTGAGGCCGTTCATGTAGCTGGAGTACTGGTCCCAACCGAGGTTGGTCTCCATCTCGGTCCAGGCCTCCTGTGGGGTCTGCTTGACCCGCTGGCCGCTGATGACCTGCTGCTCGTATGCGGACTGGCTGTAGGCTCCAGCGCCCTGGCTTCCGATGATGACACCGGCCAGGCTCGGGTTCTCATTGATGAGGTTGGCGTAGCGCTTGGCGAGCATCTGTCCGGCATTGGTCGCCGGGATTCCAGGGATCTCGTTCTTGTTCAGACTGGCAGTGAAGGCATAGGCCGAGTCGCCGTACTTCGCATAGAACACCTGGTCTGCCGTGTCAGGGTTGGCAGCAGTGATCGTGTTGTACTGGTCACGGAAGAACTGGTACGGATCCTGGAAGTCCATCGAGAACGGCAGGACGCTGGTCCCCTTGAACCATGCCTTCATGGCTGCCATCTGCTGACCACGCGCTACAGCATCAGCCCAAGTGGGCTGCTTGCTGAGCGATCCCTGCTCCCACCGGTAGTTCAGGTCCTGCATGGCCTGCAGTGTCGTAGCAGCGACGGAACCATCAGAGTTGGAAGTCTGAATGGAACTGAGTACCGAGCCGTAGAGCTCGGACATGCTGCTCGGCTGGATCCCAGTAGGCAGGATGCCAATCTTGGTCAGGAAGTCGCCGACCGACGGCGGCTCCGACATGGCGAACTTGTTGGCTGCCATCTCGACAACCGGGCCTTCACCAGGATTGAACCACGGGTCATTCCTGAATGCGAGGTTCAGGGAGGACAGCGGGATCTCGGCGACAGCATTGGGACCATAGGGGTTCTTCCACTGCCAGCCGTTACCGGACAGCAGCGAGGTCGCCGCATTCATGGTCTTCATCATGTCGTTCGGCATCTGGAACCGGATCATGGTCTGGTCCATCGGGACCAGGTACTTCTTGCCGGTACTCGGGTCGATGCTGTATCCGTCGACAATCGGCTGACCGTTGTAGGTGTACTCCTTGCCGATCCTCATCGGGGCAGAGTAGATCGCTGCCATGTTGCCGACAACGCCAGGCTTCTCCGCGAGGATCCTGCCCCAGCGGTTGGCTGCCTCCTGGCCAGCCCCGAAGAATGGGGACACGAACCTCGTGGCATGCTGGACCTTAGTCTCGAAGTCCATGTTGTATGTGAACTTCTTGACATCACGGACAGCATTGGCTCTTGAGATACTGGCAACCTTCTGCAGTTCCTCATTGGTGAAGTGGGTCTTGCCCTGAGCCTTCGCCAATGCGAAGGCCTCCTTTACATGGCTGCGATACAGGGTTGCAGCGAGAGGATTGCGGGACAGGATATTGGCGGGCTGCTCAGCGGTCCACTTGTAGTACTTGCTGATGATCTTGTCGATCTTCTGCATGGAACTGGACTGGCCAGTGGCGATACCGTAGTCGGCACCGTGCACAGCAGGACGGGCGTTCTGGCCCGTCTTCTTCATGGCATCCAGGACATCCTCATCACTGCCCCCCTTGGCCACAAGGGAACGCAGCGCCTGGAAGTCCGGGGAAGTAGCAGGAAGGTAGTGGTTGACGTGGGCCGCAATACGGTCCGCCAACTCATCCGCTCCCCAGTTGTAGATCCTGCCACCAGACCCAGTGAGGTTGGTACCGACTGCCTTGTAGTAGTCAGCGCCGTGGCCTCGGAGCCACGTCGCAATCTCAGCAGGAGTGCGACCCTTGACCACCATCATGGCAGCAGGGTCGTTCTGGATCTGCTTCTGGACCGAGTTCAGCCATGCCTTAAGGTGCTCGGGATCCGAGTTTAGGTATGCCTTGGCATTGTACTCACCACGGAAGTCAGCGAGCAGGTCAGCCGCAGTGCCCCCAAGGGCACTGTTGAAGGTGTTCCGCATGCCGTTCTTGTCGACATACATACGGCCCTCAGGGCCTTCCCCGAATCCGGGGACGGTGTAGCCGTTCGAGTTGGTGACACGCTTGTCGACCAGCTTCGCATGGTCGTTCTCCAGGACTGCCTGATTGGTCCGCATCTGACTGAGCTGGTCGTCCAGGTCGGCAATGTTCGCCTCATGGAAAGTCAGCATCTTCTTCTGGAGCGGAGTCTTCAGGTAGGAGGCCTCGATCTTGGCGCGGGCAGCCTTGGCCTCTTCGAGCTTCTCACTCAGGGAGTCGACCGCACTGTTCACAGCGAGACGCTTGGCCTCGTACCCACTGCTGTCGTACAGCCAAGTGGCCTTGCGGAGGAACTGGCCCTTCAGGCCCTTGGTTGCATTGCTCGCAATCGTGTACGCGCCCAGGCGTGCAGCCTGGCCGAGGAAGTCGTCAGACATCTGGCGAAGACCGTACCCTAGACGGACGTGGGCGTTGAACTTCCAGATGTGGTTGAACGTATCAGCGAAGGCGTTGTACGCATCCTTGGAGCGCTGCATTGCCAGGCCGGGTCGGATCTGCTTGGTCACATCCTGGGATGCTTCCTCGTAGGACTTGCCCTCATCTATGAGTCGCTGGAATGCCTTGCCGTTCAGCTTCAGGATGTTCTTCATCTTACTGAAGTCCATCACTGTGTGGTAGTTGCCCTGGAGCTGGGTCTTGAGGACCGGGTGCGTCATGATGAGGGAACCGTCAGCCTCGTCGATACTGTGCGCCATCCCGAGGTCGTTACCTGCGGCATCCTTGAGGGATGCCGTGGAGTAGATCGAGTTGAAGGCATGGGCTCGACCGTTGCTGAACACGTTGTACAGCGTCTGCGCACCGTGCTCGTCCATACCGGCATTCGCTGCCAGGCGTGCCAGGGTCTTGGCTTCGAGGCTGGTGACCACCTGGCGCTTCAGGTCGTACGGCGCTGCAATGTAGCTGCTGACAGCGGTAGAACGCTCGGCATCCGTATATACCCCGGACTCACGGAGCTGGGCATCCAGCTCGCGGTGCGAGTTGGGGTCCTTCAGGTCGAGCCAGCCGTTCGGCAGGACGTTCGACCATGAGGTTCCGACCTTGTTGAAGAACCGCAGAGGCCGTGCGAACAGGTGGTTGTACAGGATACTGCCACTTCCCGCATAGGAATACAGCGGGTTGGCCGCAGCCATAGCTGCGGACAGCGTGGGCGTGATCTTCGAGTTGAAGTACAACCCCTTCTGCAGACCGGCACCCTCAGCAGCGAGCTGGTTGCTGACAATGTGGGTCTGGTTCTCTACATCCTGCATCTTGTTGGTAGCGTCGGCAAGCTCCAGTGCGTACTGCTGACCCATCGGAGATGCAGGATCAGGAAGCTTGGCGATGTTCGAGTGCAGCAGGTTGATCTTCTGCTGTGCATTGAGGAGATCATTGCCCAGCTGTGCGTTCTTGGCCTTCAGTCCATCGAGGTGGTTCTGGTCCCCGAGACCGGCCTTGATGACACCGTTGAGTTCGTCACGGTCTTTGGCCGCAGCCATCGAGGCTGCGATCGTACCGGACATGGCACCCTGCTTGGCGAACGGCTGCTTCACTACCCACTGGGCGAACTGGTCGTCACCGATCTTGTCCTTCATGCCCTGGATGTAGTCGCCGAACTTCACGAAGTTCGAGCCCTCGATGTTGGATGCGAGGGCCTTCTTGCTGACCTTAGTGAGTCGCTCACCCCACGCGTCTGCGATGGAGTTGACGCCTTCGGGTGTCGCACCAGCAAGCTTGGCAGTGCCGGTCAGGGCCTTGCCCACGAGAGCACCCTTGAAGGTGGCGTTCTCTGTGGTGACGATCGGCTTCACATAGCCGACGTCCTTGATGTACTTCAGACCCTTACCGGCGAGAGCCAGCGGATCCAGGTAGAAACCTGCTGCGGCATCCATGCCACCGGACACCCACTGCTGAATGCCGTGGTTGAAGTAGGCAGTCTTCTGGTCCGGGTGGTCCCAGATCAGGGTGCCGTCAGTGTTCTGCCCAATGAGCTGCTTCTTCTCCCAGGCGTCATCGAAGAAGCCACGGGCATCGATGTAACCAGCCTGGCCAGGAGACACGTTCTTGGCAAGGTCCCAAGACTGGGTCCAGGTAGACCCGGAGAACAGGGACTTGTTATTGACGTCGGCTTCCTGTCCTGCAATCAGGGCAGTCGTCAGCGGGTGGGAGATGACATTGCTATACAACCAGTACATTCCGGAGCCGATAGCCTCCAGTGGATGCATGATCGCATCACCGAGGTTGGCCTGGTCGAGACCCTTGGTCTCGATCTGCTGCTGGATCTGCTTGTCGTAGGCGTTCTGCATCTGCTGGATCGCCTGCGGGGAACCGGCAGTGAACGGGGCAACGCCAGGAGTCGGGTTAGGCTGGCCGACCAGGGTGGTCGGCAACTGGCTCCCCTGCGGCTGGACTGGCGTTCCCATAGTTAGTCTCCGGGGTTGTAAGGTGGCGTCTGGCTCTGGAACAGGCTGGACGCTATGGCACTGATAGCAGTGCGCGACATCGGGATGCTCGACAGGTCATAGGCGACGCGGGGAGTCTGATTGGCGACAAGTGCCAGGCTCCCGAGGTCATCAGCCCACTGTCCAGGATGCTCGTAGGCGGAGGGGGCTTCAGACATTGGAACTGCTCGCCTTGATCTGCCGGACGATGTTGCCCAGTGCCCAACTGGAGTTGGGCTGATTGGACATGAACTGCAGGACTGGCAGGTAGGACTGGAGGGACTTCATGTCCTGTCCGGACTGGTTGGGCAGCCCAAGGCTGGACATGTCGGGTCCAGGGCCAGAATTGGCACCGGCAGTGACAGGCTCATTCGGTCGCTGACTCGGTGCCCCGATCGGAACCACCTGCGCCGCGAGTGGGTTTCCAGCAGGCTGAGCGGGTGCCTGGCCCGAGTCCGCAGCCATGGGAGCACCCTGCTGCTGCGACTGGTAGGCCTGCTGTTCTCCGTAGTCGGCATTGGGCAGATCCCTCGTCTTCTGTACGTCTCCGATGTCAGTGCGCTTGGCGAATCCGCCAGGGCCTGATACCTGGTTAGCGACCACTGATCATCCCTTCGAACTTGCGGTCGACATCACGCTGCATCTGGTGCTGCATCGTCATCATGGCCAGACCACTGAGGGTCTGGGCTGCTGCGTCCGCAACACTGGAAGCGAAGTGGAGACCGACGGCCAGAACGGACAGCCTGTCATGCCTGAACGGCTTGAGTACGTATTCGATCCCCACTTCGTCGTCCATTACTTGGCCATGCTCCCGCCGCCCATGGTGAGCGGAGTGTTGACCTCGATAGTCGAGTTCGGGCTGATGGCGGGAGACGGGCTGTGGGCCCGGCTCGCACCGGTCTCGCTGGTGGACTCGATGCCGTCGAACTCGTACGGCTGCATCATCATGCCCTTCAGGGTCTCCCACTGGGTCGAGTTCTTCTCGGCGTGGCCCGGGAACATGCCAGAGGTCATGCCCTGGTCGTCGGAGAACTGGCCGTCAGGGCCAGAGGTGAAGCCGGTAGTGACACCACCGACGCCCGCAGATTCGTACGCCATTACGCTGCCTTCTTCCGTGTGTTAGCGGCAGGAGGTTCCTCGACCGCTTCAGGCTCACCGCAGCGACCGCAGCGGAGCTTGCCCAGTTGATCCTGAATGTACTGGTACAGCTCGCCGAGATGGCAAGAAGTACAGATGCCGCCGACATGGGTCGGCGTCTGGCTGAGGCTGGTCATGCTCATCCGGCCGGACCCCTACGGTTGATTGTTGCGGAAAGGTTGGGCTGCCCACTGGCAGACATGCCAGCAAGCAGTGACATCAGGTCAGCTCGCCCACCGGGCCCCTGGCCTGCTTGACCAGGGGCAACACCTTGGGGAAGGCCACTCTGTTCAAATCCTGGAGGGAGACCGGGTTGCCCTGGTCCTCCTGCTCCTGGAGCCATACCAGGACCGCCAGCTGATCCAGGCTGACCTGGCGGAGCTCCTGGCGCTGGCTTGGGGGTGAAGGCTTCGAGGACTGCTTCATGCAGTGGTGTTCCCTTCTCCCTCAGTTTGATCACCTGCGCCGCTTCCTTGAGAAGCGTCGTCGGATCCTGACCCTGCGATGCCATGATGCCGATCTGCTGGAGATAAGCCATGAGGCCCTGCTTGATCGCATCAGTGATCTGTTCGTTGTCTATCTGGGTCTGCAGTTGCACGATGTCGATGTCCATCGGCAGCTGGCGCTGTACAAAGTCGCGAGAGACAAGCTGATCTCCGCGAAGCTGGAGCAGTGCAACGATCGCACGTGCCGGATCCTGGCCTGCTGCAAAGCCGTACGTGACATCAACTGTGTGTACTCCGTGGATGTCCTTGACCGGAGTGTAGGACTCTTCGAACGGTGTTCCATTCACCATCCCCCTGATCGTCTTCTGGACATCAGGCCAGAGCTTCTCGTCCATGTCGAAGGCCATCTCGATGGCACAGCGGAGTGCCTCGGAGGCAACCTGCTGGCCAGTGGTGATGACCATGTTGAAGTTGCCCATGAGGGCTTGTACGCCCTTGCCGGTGATGATGCTGGCATCGATGGAGCCTGAGCGTGCCTCGTTGTAGCGCACACTCTTGTACAGCTCCTGCTCCAGCATCTCCTGTTCCTGCGTGGCAGCCTGTGGAACATCCAGCCCGACCCTGCGGATCTTGTCCGGGGAGTCAGTACGGATGATGGCATCGTCACCGAAGGTCATCTGCTGGACATCACGAGGCACCGCCAACGGTGCCCGGATCGTCTTCTCGGTCGCCTCCAGTCCGAGCAGGGCCATGCGGCCCTTGGCGAGCTGGACCCAGATGGCGTCGTCCCAGGCACCACGGATCTCCTTGTCGAAGCCCGGACGGACCGCGATGGAGATGGTCACCTTGCCCATGGGGTTCGGCATGCTAGAGACGACCTGGTTGGAGTGGCCGGGCAGGAACATCACGATCTGGTCGGCATCCACATACTTGCAGATCTCGATCTCTCGGGAAGCCCACGTGTTGTCGTTGCTGTTGTTCGGACAGAGCACCCGCCTCAGGGCGGGGTGCTTGGCAACGAGGTGGACAGCCTCCTCGTACCAGACCTTGCTGTAGGAGACAAGCTTCCCGAACAGGTTCCACTGAGGATAGATGCCGATCGGGTTCTCAACCCTGATGACAGGCATCTGGGATTCGAAGTCCGGCTCGACACAGTAGACGCCCATGCCGTACGACATGTAGGAGTCGCAGAACTCGACCTGCTTCCCCGAGGGAAGCTGGGAGCGCTGGACCCAGTAGTGTGCGATCTTGGTCCGCTTGGCAGAGAACTTCTTGGCTGCCTGGCTGGTGATCACACCAGAAGTGCAGTTGATGCTGGGCATGACACCCATGGTCTCGGAGATGTCCCGAGCGGTGGTGTCGATGAGGTTCGCCACGATTGGCTTTGGCCATGCGTCAGGCATGGCACCGGGCATGATGGTGTCTACATCCCCGGACCGGATGTCCCGGACATCCTTGTTCCGCTGATCGCGGGCCCTAGCGGCGAACCTCAGCTTCGTGACCAGGTCGGCGATTTCACTGTTGCTGAGTGCCATAGAGCCTCACCTCAGGTGGTGGGTACGGTGGGAGCCACTGCAGCCGGGGTGGGTGTGGCAACAGGCTTGAGGCCGTTGAAGAACTCGTGGATGGTGTTGATGGACCACGCGTCCACAGCGGGGGCATTCTCAGGGACGGTTCCCTTGAGTGCGTTGGCGAGCCAGAAGATCGTGTCTGCCACGATCACACCGCGCTCCTCCTGGATCGCCGCTACGGCGGCGGCCTTGACGTTCGCAAGGTCTTCGGCATTGAGGGGCAAGTCAATCTCCTGGGGATACTGGCCGAAGTCTGCAACCTCGGAATCGTCTACATCTGCTCCGCCACTGAGGACGGTACCGCCGTCCTGGCGGATGGTGGCATAGGGCGACCACTGGCCGTTCGACCATGCCGAGGTCTGCCACAGGTACTTGTACCCGGCAGCGTGCGCGCCCTCGATGACCTTGATGCCACCGTAGACTCCGACGTAGTCGACACCTATGACGGATGCCACTCCAGCGAAGTACTGCTCTGCCTGGGGCCACTCGGCATCGGTGTCGACAGCGAAGTAGATCGGCATATCCTTCGGAAGGCCGACAGCCTTCTGCTGGGAATAGGCCTGGGAAGCGTCCTGTACGCCCTTGTCGCGGCCTTCCAGGGCCGCCCCGGCGGTATACTCCCAGACGGTCACGACAGGCAGTCCTGCGGCCGTATAGGCCGTTACCTCATCGGCCGTGAGGTTCTTCGTCGGGTCGTCGCTGAAGTATCGTGCAACCCACTTCGCCCCGGTGGCCTTGATGCCGTCCGTATCCGGACGCGCCCAGGCAATGTCAATGCCCTTCATCGTGCTCCTTCTGGCATTCGAGCATCTCCTTCATGAGGGCCAGCTCCTTCTTCACCATGTCGTGTGTCTCCTTGGCCTGCCTGGTGACGGACCGGCCGGTAACGGCCGTACCCACCATGAGCAACGGGAGACTCCAGAGCTGCACAGTATTGGACCAGTAGAGCAGCGTGACCATGAGACCGGGGAACAGCAGTGGCAGGAACCCGTACAGAAACAGCGCATATGTGGTGTACATCGTGCCGAAGATGTCGGTGGCCTTGACGGCCACCCACTCATTGAACTTCCTCACTCGACACCCATCTTCTGCGCCAGCCTCTTGAGGAGTTCAAGAGTGCGCATGTCTACCTGGTAGTCCTCGGAGACGGTTGCACTCTGCGCAGCCTCGATGGCTGCGATCCTCTGGAGCATGTCGTCCATCTTCTTCGAGCTGCGGGCACCGGAGTAGGCCAACGCTGGCTGTGTGATAGCGGAGTACACCGTCAGCCAGTACAGAAGCAGGAAGCCGTTGGCATCGAGCTTCGGAAAGAAGAACTCGACAAGGACAACACCTACGGTGACTCCGAAGGTCTGCCACACTCCAGGACCTGATGTGAACCAGTCCTCGAACCAGGCGAGAGCTGCATCGCTCCACTTCTTCACGACCAGCCCCCGTTTCCCGATTGCATAGCTGCTTGGCTTGCATAATCCAGATCTACTGTCATGACCTTCTCCCTGTCCCTCTGGGACAGGTACCTGTTAGGGATGGTGAACTGGTTGTCGAGCTGGTCGCACAGTTCACGTGCCCTGATCTCCGCGAACCACAGTGCCATGACCAAGTCGGTCTTCGACTTGGTCTCAGGGAACCAGGTGGTGAGCTGCTCGACCAGGGCCTTGACTCCCTCGGAGCCGCCACGGTTCGGGAGCTTGATGAGGTTGCGGCCGGTCTCATGCCCGTCGAACAGCATCGACATGGAGGCAACACCGAAGTCCGTGTCCCACTTGTTCTTGCCAGTGAAGTGCTCCTTGAGGAGGCAGCCCCGCTGGGCCATGAACTTCCGCAGTTCACTCGACTGGGTCACCATCAGGTTCATGGCGTTCTTCTCGATACGCCACTCGTTGATCCTGTACTTGACTGTCAGCTCTTTGATCTTGTCGAAGATGTCATCAGGCTTGCAGTGCGGCTTGGTCCAGCAGTCCAGCACCCAGCGCTCGCCGCTGTAGCGGTCGACCGCCATGACGATGCTGGCACTGTGGCCTGTCATCGCCGGGTCGAAACCCCCGATGACATATGTACCTTCCATGCCATGCGCACGATGGCCGGGTGCGCCACCAACCAGAGGGCCAGGCTGACGCATGCCGTTGACACAGCCAACCACTTTAGCAACCGGGAAGATCGCATCCTCGATCACCTGCTCCTGCATGTAGACCATGGCCCAGTTCCGAGGGGACATCTTCGAGCGCTTCTTCTGAAGCGCCGGTCCGTCCCACATCGGATAAGTCCCGTCGGCAGCCTGCTCAACAAGCTTCTTGGCCTTCAGAGAGACTGGGGGTCTGTTGGTCCTGGGCCAGAGCGTGACCCACTCCCTGACGTCGTCACTGAACTCCAGCACTGCGGGCTGGGTCAGGTAGGTCCAGGGGGAGGAGTCGTCGTCGCTGTAGTACTCGGGCTTCTGGATCTCCACGTACAGATCAACAGGGGCCAGTCGAGTGCCGACCAGCAGGAGCTTCCCGCCGGGAACAGCGAGACGTGACATGATCTCGTTCTGGATCCAGTCGATCTGCTTCGCGAAGTCATGAGCGTTCCCCATGTCCACACAGTCGTCCATGACGATGAGGTCGGCACGGGCACCGTAGATCTGACCACGGATACCGACAGCACGAACCGTCGGATCCTTCTCGCCAGAGTCACGGCTGTCACCGGAGACGTAGATCTCACTGGCGGTCCAGGCGGAGCTGTTCGCATCGAATCCGCCCTCAGGGGCGAAGTCCATCTGCAGCTTCGAGTAGGACGAGTTGGTACCGGCAAGCCTGTCCTTGACCGCGCGGAGGAAGCGCTTGGCCATCTCCTGGGTCTTCGACACGATAATGATACGTACGTTGGGATCCTCGCAGATCCGGTACGTCACATAGTTGATCGTGACCGTCGTGGACTTGGCATGCTCAGGGGGAGTGTTGATAATGAGGACTTCAGGCTCACCAGGCGAGTACACCTGGGACTCATGGAGGTTCCTGGGTTCACGGTCCTCAAGGAGGTCGATCCACTGGAGGTGGTGATTGAAGAGCTGGGTGTCCAAGTACTTCATGCAGAAGTCCTCGAACGAGGGCATGCCCTCAGCTCTTCCCTCCCCGGGATTCGTAGCGATCGCCTTGAGGCGATCCATGTCCTGCCGAAAGTTGGGATCAGTCCTACGCCAGTACTCATAGGTCTTGACGGACAGACCGAGGTCCTCCATCGCCCTAGCGATGGGGATGCCCTTCTTCCTATAGCCGAGAACGATCTCCTTGTTCCTGGCTGCTCCCTCTCGGGAGCCCTTCTTGCCGATGTTCTTGCCGCCTACCTGTGCGACATTAGGAGAGTACTTGCCGTCCTTGGCGAGCGTATTTCTGTTCGCCATATGCGGCACATCTCTCTCGTGTCGGCCGGTCCTGTCGGACCTCACTTCAAGGTAGGCAGCCCTCAGGGGCTGCTATCCGGGGGGATGATTCCCAGGAGGAAGGGGCTCTAGGGGAAAGCAGGAGGGAGCCCATAGGGGCTCCTGCACAGGGGACCCTGCTACAGGTGCTACATGGTACGGACCCTCAGGGGTCCGCTCCAGTGGTCTTCTGGAAGAAGACATACCCGTGGCTACTCAGTTGTAGTTAGCCACGCCCTAAGGGGCGTGGAGCTTGTGTCTCAGTGTGTCCCATTATTATAGAGGCGATATGATCATGGTCCTCAGATGGGATTGCGAAAAGTGTGACCAACGTCACAGGATGAACTAGGACATACAGGGACAGAAGGGCCTATGGTTCGACCAGAGAATTGCAGTGGGAGATACGACTACGACTGCGACTCGGATTAAAAAACGTCCCGGTCTGTCCTGGTTTGCGCAGCGACTTGTGGATCATGTCACTCATCACATTGTGTCATCGATCATCATCATTGAGTCATCGTTGAGGATTGTTTGATGTTGATTGGATTGTTGTGTGTCGATGTCATCATATGTGTGTATGTATGTACATGGTCAGCATGTATGTCATGTGTGTGCCTGTGAATCACAGGTGATGTGGACGTATGGCCATGGAATCGCAGGTGATGCAGCAGTGTGGCCATGGATATGATGCTTATCGTCACATTGACGCGAACTGTCTAGATGTGTCTGTGACAGACAGTTCCATATGGTCAACCATTCGTCTAGTTAGGAACCTTAACCAGTCCTGCACTGTCCAGTGTAAGGACTGAACGGGTCGACGCTGCTTACGGCGGACCACTTTCATCACGGATCGGTAACGTTCCAGCGGATCGGTCTTGACGCGGCGAGCCACGTAGACCAGATTCGGCACCGCACCACTCACACACAGGAGGCAGCGATGCAGATCGATCTCACGAAGCCGCAGACGGTGCGGCTGAACCGCAAGTGGAACGGCTACGAGATGGTCGTCACCCACACGCCGAACACCGGCGAGACGGTTGTCACGGCTGGCACGGAGATCCTGGCTGAGACGGTCGAGTGGTTCGACGAGGACATGCTCACGGTCGCCGCAGCAGGCGAGATTGCGAACGCTGTCTCGTATGAGATCGTCGCGGCTGCACACGTCGAGGCGCTGGAGATGAACGAGGACATCGAGATGGTCGAGTCCTACGACGACTGCAAGCCCGACTGTTACTGGGCGAGCGACTGGGAGGGCGGGTTCGAGTCCGAGCCGTACATCGTCCACGAGACTGTCTGCCCCAACCACTGGAGTTCCAACCTGTGACCGGTACGACCCTCCAGAACACCAGCACGGCGGACCTGAAGGCCAGACTGGCCGAGTTGCGGGAGGTTCACCGCCATGATCCCCATCCGCCGAAGCGGTACGCGGCACTGACGGACATCCGGTACATCATCAAGGAGCTGATCAGACGCGGAGAGTAGGGGAGGGCCGCTTCGGCGGCCTTTCCTTTTGCCCATATGGGGGAGGGCCGCTTCGGCGGCCTTTCCTTTTGCCCATATGGTTGCAAATACCAACCGTCCGATTGGCCGGCCGAAATCCCGTTATCGTTCCGTGACATTGCCGTGACCAGTCCGTGCTGGAACACGAGGACTCATCCCCCTAAATTTGTGTCCAGAAGGAAAACGCAGCACAGGCAGTGAAGATCGGATTGAGATCCTCAAGCGAGGATCTTGGCGGTTGCAGTCGCAACCGACGGGTCTTGCTTCCGGAAACTCGGAAGCAAGTACTTGACACGGGAAACTCGGCCTACTAGCGTCTTCCTCAGCACCACGGACCACTCAGTAGCACTGCGACCGACCTAGTCGGCCAGTTCGAACCAGTGATTCACGGTGCGAATCCCTGAAGCCAGGGAAAGCTTGACAAGCACGACCCACCTGCTAAGGTGGTTGCAGCACCACAGAGCAAGCCGAGAAGCACTCGTCCGGACTAGCAACCGGCCGCAAAGCCTTCGATGGGTCGTTCTTTGAGAACTCAACATTGTGCCACTAGTGGTAAACGGCAGGGCTTGAGGCCCTGCAACTACTAGTCATCTCTCTCTTTCCCTAAATCAAGGGTTGGTGGCAGTCAGGCTCCCACAGTTGCCTGTCGCCTTCCCGGATCGCACAGCGAATGACTGTGCGGTACACAGGGAGAGAGATATGGGCGAGAACAACATCGTTGTCACTGTGGAGAGCGCCATTGAGGCGCTCAAGGCTGCGGTGACAGGGAAGGGCGAGGACTACGTCTACGTCAACGGCGCAGGCGAGAGCCCGACAAGCCTGGAGGATTCTGTCCGGTGCAGCTATGTGCACTGGAGTGCATCCTCCGGCGTCCCCGGATGCATCGTCGGAAACACCCTGCATCGTCTTGGTGTTCCACTGCGCGACTTCTCGGAGGCCGAGCACCACTCGGCCGAGGATCTTGAGAAGTACATCCCGAACCTCGTCTTCGAGGACGGCGTGGGTGAAATCCTTCAGGCTGCACAGACAAAGCAGGATGCGGGGAAGACCTGGGGCACGGCATACCGGGCCGCACTCAATGAGGCCGGATGGCTCCACGGTGACTCCCCTCACACCCCCGGAACGCTGCACGACTGCGTTGTCTGTGAGAACAACTGCTTCTGTGGCAACCTCGAAGCCGGGACCAAGTGCCTGTTCTGCAACCTGCAGGACGGCAACTTCGGGGAGGCCATG